AACAGAATCGGACAAGCNGAGCCGGTAGTCGTTGGCATAGATGCCATGTCTTCGTTGATTACAATCTCGTAGCCAAACAAAGTTGATGCAGCTGCGGCGGTAATGTCTCGCTGCAAGAAGTACTCACCGTCAGCATTTTTAAGCTGAACAAGAGTGTCGTGAGTTGCGCGGTTCATCATGAACTTTGCACCTGCAAGATAGCCCGTTTTAAGGGTCAGCACTACGCCACGAAGGAAGTCGATAGTCGCAGCAGCATTAGCACCCAAAGCGCCATCAGAACCTGAGTCAATAACTTGGTAGGTTCCGTTGACGTCATGCGCAGCTGCTGATGAGCCAAGAGTAAGACCATTTAAAATACCAACCGGCTTGTTTGTGCCGTTTCCACTTAAGAACGCTGCACCTTCAACTTCGGCAAACTGCCGCGCAACTTCGCCGGTGAGCCAACCTTCAACATTAAAGAAAGCATCTTCTAGCATGTGCTGATAGATGCGAGGCCGTGCATAGACTTCGCCAAATGTGGCGGTGCGCTGCGCGAGCTCAGGCGCGTTAGTCTGGCCGCGAGCCGTAGTTTCACCCACCCATCCGCTAGCTGCGTCGCCAACGGACACGAGCTGCTTGACGTCAGTGGTAGAGGCTGAAGTAACTGCCACAACTTGGCGAATAGGAGATATTTCTTTCTCTAACTTGATGATCTCCTGACGCAGCTCTTCTGGCAACGCGTAACCGCCTTGCGCGTCAGTGCTTATTTGAAGGTCGGTGCCTTTTGTGCGTAAGCCGTCGAGGCCTTCGACCATGAACGTTTTAAAGCTACTATCCATTATGATGTCCTTGCTTGAAGTAATGATTGCAGGGGCAGCCGCTTTGGCTTCCATCTCTGCGATTTGTTCAGCCTTAGCGGCTAGTTCGGTTTCAAGGGCTGCAAGCATTGACTGTGATGTCTCGGATGCGGCCTTTAATTCTGCGTTTTCGCCGGTTACAGCGTCGACAGCAGTTTTAATTTCTGCAAGATCGTCGTCTACTGCTTTGACAGACTCAACTTCGGCTGCCGTAAGCGCTTCTTCGACGATTGCGTCGGTTTTAACTTCTTCAGTCATGATGATTTACCTAGTTTATTTAACAGATCGGCAATAGCTTTCTTGCGCTCGAGATCAGATTGCATAGCTGTCTCTTGAGCGGCCATCTCGGCAGCTAAAGCTTCGTTAGTGGTGACGTCCTCGACAGGTGACCCCGTCAATCCTTTTAAACCTTCGCTTATAAAGGCTTTCGCTTCACGACGGGATAAACCTGCGTCACGCAGTACCCGTTCAATCTCTCTGACGTCTGGATTGCCATCGCAATCCTTTACAGCACCGACAATCGCTTCCGCGTTTGCAGGGATTGTTACAAGACTCACTTCGTGTAAAGCGATCTCTTCGAGCATGTTTACCTTTGTCTGACGGTCGTACCTCTCTTTAATCACTCGATAGCCGATCGACATTGAGTGCAAGGCGCCGTCTTTGAGAAGGTTGTAAGCCTCATCAGCATCGCGCACGCCTTTCGTGAGCTTGCCTTCAACGTACAACCCTTTTAAATCTTCTGACATCACTGTCCAAACACCTATTGGCCTTTTTAAATCGTGATGCAGCAACAGTGATGGCATTGTGCCTTCGCTCTTGTGCTGCTCGAGCGACTTTAAGAATGCTCCTTCAACTACGACGTCGCCGACGCGATCGGTGTTACCAAACGTAGAGCCATAGCCGCTGAACTTGCGTTCGTCTTCGTTGTAGGACTTGATGTCCAACCTAAATACTTTGCGCATTTATTGTTCACCTTCTGTGGGGTCGGCTTCGCCGAATGTGAGGTTGTTAGATTGGGTAACGTACTCGTCGCCGCCATCACGTGGGTTCATGCCTAATTTGCCACGAACTTCGTTTGGAGAAAGCACGCCCATTTCCAATAAGGAGCGGTAGGATGTAACTTCAGTTTCGATGTCGCCACGAATCAGCTCAGACACATCGAACCGGAAACAACTGGCGCTCGTGCCGAGTAAGCTAAAGTTTAAGCGCGCCTCAAACTGAGCAAGCCAAGGCGCAATGGCCGACTTATAGAAGTCAAGTGATTGGTGCCCGATGTTGGAATACGTAGCTCTATCCAAATCGCCTATCATGTGGGGTGGAACGCGAAACACGCCGGCAATTTCGCTTCGAGAGTACTTCCTTGATTCGAGAAGCTGAACGTCAGCAGGTGACATCGACACTGGCTTAAACTGCATGCCAGATTCTAATATGGCAACCTTATTTGCATTGGACGATCCGGCGTGATTGCTTGCCCACGACGCTTTTAAATTCTCGAACGCTTCGTCCGACAGTATACCGGCGGTTTCCAAAACTCCACGTGGAGTGGCTCCGTTAGAGTAAACTGTGTTCGCATGGTCACGCGCGGCTAGGGCGTTAGTAAGTAAAGGACCGTTGTACTGGATCGGTGATACACCTTGTATACCGTCTAGCGTTAGGCTTTTAAAATGAAGTATGTTCTCGGGCTGAGCAATAAACGACTTTTGTTCGCCTTCGTCGCCGAGAGTAACAGTGTAAGTAATCTGATTCTGCGCCATTATGTTAACTGAACACGAATCAACAGGCAGTGGCACTATTTCAACCACCTTCCCTTGAGCAGTGCGCGTCACGTAGCTGTAGCTATTACCGCGTAAGCAGATATTGGTGACTTGCTGCTGCCAAAACTCTTGTGCCGTCTGGAAGTCGTTAGGTGCTTCAGACACAAGGCTGTGTAGTTTGTTTTCAAGCACGACGCGAGCGCCACCATCCTTTCGGTACAAGTAGCAAGGGAGTGTAGAGATCGTTTCGGACAAGACTTTTACGCAGGCATACACTGTGCTCAGTCGCATCGCCGCTTCTGGCGACACGCTAGAGCTGTAGCTATCGCCTTGGCGAATTAGCTCCATCAAGCGCGGACTATTTACGTCCATAGCCTGCTTGGTGTCGGAGCTCTTGCCCCAATTAAATATTCCCATAGCTGTTACCTATAAGGTTCGGATTCCACGCGTTTCGTAGGCGTGTGATTTGAGTCCGCCGTTGATCTCAAGACGCGCAAGCGCCATGATTGAGGCAATAACGCCGTCGATCTTGTTGGCATGAGTTTCCTTCTTGACCTTTATATTGTCGTTCGGGTCAATGTATATGACGCAGTTAGACACCATCCATTTAAGGACGGGATCACCGCCGTGTACGATGTTCTTTGATTTGATTAACTTCTCGAATGATTTGCTAGGACCCGACATCGAGGCGATGCCTTGGCCAAACTTGACCATAGGTAGCCCTTTGTCGAGTAGGTCTGCCGAAAGCTCGTTAGCACCATATGGATCAAATGCAATCTCGCGTACGTTGAACAGCTCACACCACTTGAGTACATCTGCCTTTATGTATGACAGATCAGTCACATTGCCTTCTGTACAGACAAGGCGGCCTTGCTGCCGCCAGTCGCGGTAATGCTCTCCCATTGCACCTGACTTCTGAAATACAGTGTCTTCGGGCAGATAAGATTTGACGTAGTTATAAACTTTGCCGTCCTTCACAAACTGAAGTGACACGCACGCAAAGTCGGATACTGACGCTAAATCGAGCCCGATATAGCAAGGCTGTCCACGCCAAGAATCGAGCGCAGGTAGCTCTGTGTCACAGGCTTCCCAGTCAGTTGTGCTAATCCACGCAGCTGTAGCGTTGCGCCATTCGTTGAGCCGTTTAGTGCGAAAGTTAGTCTCGGCAGAAGGCGACTCAACGGCCTGCTTAAACAGTCTTTCTAAATCGTCTGGCTGCACGGACACGTTGTAGTTGGGATTAGCCTTTATCCACACTTCGGGATCGCGCCAATCGTCTTCTTTGTCCATCGTGTATATGAGGCTGAAAAACGTATCGTCTTCGACAATGCCAGAACACGTTTTTATTGCGTAGTCGCGCAGTTGATAAGCTATGCCTTCTTGATTAGTGCCGGCCGTAGTTATGCCAAATATGATTGGCTGAGCTCGTGCACCAGATGCGACGTTTAGTACGTCCCATACTTCAGGCGTTTTATGCACGTGGAGCTCGTCAACAACGCAGTAAGACGGGTTTTTGCCTTCAAGCGAACCCGCGTCAGACGATAACGGTTCAAACTTGCTGTTAGTTTTGAGATGGAATATGTTTGATTTGTGCACACCTAAATGCTTTGCCAGATCAGAGCTACCGCGCACCATAGCTGCTGCATCGTTGAACACGATCCGCGCTTGGTCGCGAGTAACTGCAGCGGCGTACACTTCTGCTGATGCCTCATTATCGGCAAGCAGGTGGTACAAAGCTAGAAGCGAGCATAGCGTTGATTTGCCGTTCTTACGCGGCACTTCGATATAAACTGTGCGGCAGACTCGACGCCCATCTGGACGGAACCAGCCGTATATTTGGCATATTAAAAAAAGCTGCCACGGTTCAAATACAACATGCTGACCGGCAAGTGGTCCTTTTAAATGCTTGCAATATTGAGCAAACAAAATAGGACGCTCTGCGGCAGTTTCGTCATAGACGTATTGACCTGAGCTCTTCATGTCGACTGCCTTTTGGCAGGCAGCCTTGATGTAGTGACATGTAGGGACCGTACCGTCGAGAACATCCTCGGCGTACTTCCAGGCGGTTTGAGAAAATGAAAGTGCAGACACGTTAGCCTCCGTAAGAGGCTACTTGCCTCCAAATGATTTTATCGAACGGATACCAAACGTAGCGGCCACGCAGCCCATAAAGCTCCATTGAAACCAATCAGGAAGCTGACTCATGGCGTTAAATGCTTTGATGACTCGGTCGATCATCTCTGGTTCACCCCACACTGCGGCGTAAAATATGACGATCAAGGGGGTGGTCAAGATGATTGTTAGGTATTCGTCTTTGAGAGTGGAAGACATGCCCTCGCTAGAGGCTACGTCTGCCGATCTCTCTCCTCGTATAACTTCTAAATCGCGCTCGTGCTTGGCGTCAGCCTTCATTGCCTTCTTTTCAAAATACTGACCGCCTAGACTCAAAAGAGCCGTAACTAATGGCATCATGTTAATTCCAATGCGGATATGCCGCTCGTGATAGGTGAATAGATCTAGGCTTTTCCATGTTCGCAAAGTCAAGCTCGCCTTTGTCATTCAGCAGCGGAGCAGTCCATCGTTTCACGTTTACAAAAGCATCGAGCGTGTCGTTGAATATGTTTCGTGCGTCTGTGCGCTGCTGCCAAGTGCCATAAAAGGGTTGGCCTTTATAGCAACCAGTTGCAGGCACAGAGCGTGACTCATTTTCTATCGGTAAAAGCTCGCAAGCTGTCACGCGATCGATAGGCAGCTCGCGCAGATGACGGGCGTACCTTACGGCAAGCTTTTGCGCGAGAGACATGTAGTGGATAGGCTCAAGTCGGCAGATGTGGTGGCGTATGTCAATGTTCCCAAAATACACTTCAAGATCAGTAACGCCTTCGATGTCGATGAACGACTCAAGGCTACGATTAAGAGCTCCGTTAAGAGTTGTAAATGGAACGCTATTGACTGTCCAACCAGGGCGGTGCATGGATATTGCGTGTGAATCCCCAATTACCATGTTTGTGTTGGCAGATGGGTATCTAATTAGAATGGCATTGTCTTGTATCTTTTGTAGATTATCGAAGTCAATGTCGAACCACTCATCTGGGACGTGTTTCCCTTGTGTTTGCGCTTTTTCTATGCGGTTTTTAATAATGCTTACAAGATCAGGCATTGCGTGTCCTATCGAGTAGACAACACCTCTAAAGTAGGACATGTTTACAATGTTCTTAATGTGGCTAAAGCCTGAGATGCCGCCGAAAAGATTGACGGCGCCAGAGTAGTCGTTACCGTGGTAAAGCCAAAGGTGCGTGTACTCTTCATAGCGGTCCATCTTGCCGCCCCAATTGACGTCGCAGTTGCCAAGTCTATGTGCGATCTCAGAGGCGTGAACAGCGGCCTGCGCACCGCGGTGTGAAGTGAGTCGGCCGGACGGTGGGCTTACTGGGCATGCAAGTAAGTTGCGAATCATAAGAATCTCCTCGAGTTAACCAAGGAAATCATCAAAGCTGTCTATGGCTTTCTCCTCTTGCACAGAGACATTACTACGCGAAGCAGCTGTAAGGCCATACTCGCGTAAGAGCTTGTGGATGTTTCCTAAGGTTTGGTTTAATTGTGGTATTGCGGGGTTGGCAACGCGGCGGTTTTGGCCTTTTGAGCCTTCCATGTCGACGATGACTCCGTCTTCTCTAATATGGTCACGTAGCTTGATATACAGACCGAGCTGATCAGCAAGCAAGCCAATGGCAATGCCATCAACTCGTGTAGCGATGTTCATCGAGTCTATATAGTTAGTTGCTGCATCGAACAGTTGGGCGGTAACAGGATCGGCGTCAACCCATGAGGGACGATCTGGCAAGCCTTTGTCTGGCTGAGGCTCTAAATCGTTGTGACGATCTTTGCGAAACGTACCTTCTAGCTCGTGCAGCGCCGTTGGTTTCTTTGGGCGCATGTGTCGTGTCCTCGTGTGGATCTCTAAAATTTTCAATACTTTTTTGCACACCTTTTAGCAGCCATGGGTAATCTTATTCAGACTGAGTTCCCATAGACACCGTATAGGTCCCATTTTGTTGTCAACGTAAGGCCGCGAGGAGGTCGACCCCACGGAGTGCAGATGGGATAACTGCATAAAGGCGCTCAACAGTGTGTCATTGCGGCACTTCGCGTACATTCACAGTCACACTAAAACGCCTGATGACTCAGAATGACTCACAATGCTCATGTGAAATATGCAATTTGAGTTTTGACGTTATGAAAGAGTGAC